GCCGCTCTTTTCCGCCTGCCCCGTCAGTCTTGCCTCAAGGTCGCGGGCGGTCAGGGCGGGCATCACGTCGCCGCCGTTTGAGTTCGTCGGAAGCGGGCTATCTGCGCAACGAGAGCCGTCTTTAGGCGGGCGGGTAAATCCTTGCCCCGTGACGCGGCGCGGCGGAGTATCCCCGCGCACGCCTTGAGGCTCAAACAGTATTTCCGCAGGTGCTCGCCAACCGTCTCCAGTATGTCCGACAGTCCGCATACAGACGAGCCAAACCCTGCGTCGCCGCTGCGGAACCGCTCTGGGCAGCCCGTCCACTCGCACCCATTGAGCGTCCAGAGTCCTGTAGGCAAGAGAATACCCGCATTCCCCAATCGAGCGGACGAAGTGCGCGAAGTCGCGCCCTCCGTTGCTGGTGAGAACTCCCGGCACGTTCTCCCATACGACCCATCGAGGTTGTAGCTCACGACAAAGTCGCGCAAAGTGGAAGGCAAGGGAGCTGCGGGTGCCGCTGCCTTCCGCCATGCCTTTCCTCTTTCCCGCGACCGAGACGTCCTGGCACGGCGTCCCGCCGGCGAGGACATCGAGACGCCCGGCAAGTTCAATGACATCTGTTCCATTCGTGATCCTCCATTTCTCGTCGCCGATTATCTCGGCCCTGATTTTCGTCATGTCCCCGAGGTTGGGGACGGTGGGGTAGCGGTGCGCTAGTAGCGAACACGGGAACGGCTCGATCTCGCTGAAGAACACCGGTTTCCACCCGCCCAGCGGCGCAACCGCCGCGCTCATGCACTCGATCCCGCTACATACAGTCGCATAGGTCAATTCCCTTTGTTTTGTTGGCATTTATGGCCTCCTTGAAAAATTACGTCAGTGAAAGAAAGTCTGCCCTGGAGCCTGGCTCCTTCCCGCGCCCTGCCTTTTGAGGGGGTTCAGGGAGGAACCGTGGCCTCGGTGGGACATAACGTCCCACCCGCCCCAGGCGAGTCGAATCCCGCCGCCCAGTGGGGATTTTCTCTCGCTTTTGGCCGTTGACTTCTCCTCGCCGGTTATGGCATACTGTCCCGCGTCGGCCGCCTCGGGTGCTTTTGGGGCCTTTCCCCCAACGGTTTTCGTTTCCCGAGGCGGCCGGCGCTTTTACTACTTGGCCCGCAGCATCCGCCAGAGGGCGCGGCGGAGCGTCTGAAGAGGCGCATCGTCGAAAGAACGCGTCGTCACGCAAAACCTGCATTCGTCATTGCCTGTAGCGGGCAGAAGGACGAGGTTGCTGTCGGCGGCAATCGCAGTCCACGCAGAGGCGAGGTCGTCGATGATGTCAGCAGTTCTTTCCGTTGTCTTGTGCTGGACGAGAACGAACGCGCTGTTCTTTTCCGCCGCGAACTCGTCGATTGCGTCGTGGACTGCCAACGCCTCGCCGCGTCGTTCAGTCCCGGCCTCGTCCGCCGTCAGGCCGTTGAGGGAATCCACGACGATGAGGCTATAGCCCTTGGCATCCGCAAGATTGAGGCAACGTTCGATAGGTGCGGACAGCCTTTCCGCACGGCTCATGTCGAGGAGGTCGATGTTTGCGAGGGCGGCTTCCCTGTCGCCGGGACGGAGCCTTTCAAGTTCGCGGCTCATCCGCTCCGTGAGCATTCTCTCCGACAGGTCTGTGCTTACGACGAGGACTTTGCCCCGTTCGCAACGGCGTCCTATCCAGGGGATGCCCGCAGCGACGGAGACGGCAAGTGCGAGGGCGAGTCTGCTCTTGCCCGTTCCGGGAGGCGCGATTATGTTCAGGGTTTCGCCTGGGCGGAGAAGTCCGTCAACGACGGACTTGCGGCTGTCGCGGTTTTCGCTGACGAGTTCGCGCAGGGATTTGGGTCTTGGGATTTCCATGTCTGGGTTCCTTTCGTTTTGGTGTTTCAGGTCGCGCGGCAGGTCGCGCGGGGATTTGTCGTTTTTCCCGTCCGTCTGGCCGTATGCAGAGGGCGGACGAGGGACGGGGGCTGTAGGTCGTGCGGCGGGGCTTTTACGTAGTAAGCCCCCGCCGCGCTACCTACCAAGCCCCCGTTCCCGACCTCTGCCGGGGGCCTTTCGGATGATTTTTTTGCAGGTCGCGCGGCGTGATTCCGCGCGACCTCGCGCGACCTGGTTTTGGTATGGTCGTGCGGCGTTATTTTCACTCCGCGCTACCATCATCCACCTCCTCCATGCAATCCGACTCGGATAGTTCCGGCGTGACAACGAACTTCGCCCCGCGCAGGGCGACGGGCATGTTCTTCCGGCGCTCCGCAAGCAATGTTCCATCCGCGAGGGCGCGGCTCAGAGCGTCTCTCGCCGTATCCCTCGAACAGCCGTAGCGCTTCATGATCTCGACCACAAACAACTTCGTCGGCCGCAGATTGTCAGGCTCCACAAGCTCCGGCAGCTTCAGGGCGAGTGCCTCGATCTCGTCCACAATCTCCTCGGCGGTCTTGCGGTGCGGCCTCGCCTCCGCCTTGCCCTCCAGATCCTCCGGGTTGAGGTCGTCGTCCCGATACCAGACGGGCCAGTCGAACCGCAGGCAGAACGGGCGGATCGGGGCGAACGACCTGACAGCGCAGTCGACCGCAATGACGCCTTTTTCCTTGTGTGGGCGGAGGACGAGGTGCGTGTCGGCGGCGCGGGACTGCGCTCCCGCGCCAGCTCCCACGTCCGTCACCGACTTCTGCGACTGATTCCCCTTGGACGTGTGGTGGATGAGGGCGAAGGCGCTGTTCAGGGTGCCCGCGTAGCGGTCGAGGAGGTTGTAGAGGGCGGTTATCGAGCCGTTGTCGTTCTCGTTCGTGCCCTGCGGCACAGCGCGGTAGAACGCGTCGATGATGATGAGCTTGTAGTCCTCCTTCCTCAGCTCCTCTATCTGCGCCGAGAGGCTCTGGATCGTTTCAAGCATCCCTCGCTGGTTCTCGATGTGCAGGAACGGGTTTACCGCGCTGCGGGGGATGCCCAGTTTCGCGAGCATTGAGCGGAAGCGGTATGCGGTCGTGTTCGGATGCAGCTCGTTGTCGATGATGAGAACCTTGCCCTGTTCGCAGGGGAAGCCCATCCAGTCCCTGCCGAGCGCGATGGCAAGGGCGAGGTTCATGACGAGCCAGCTCTTGCCCGTCTTCGGCGCGGCGATTACGTTCATAGTCTCTCCTTCCCTCAGAAGTCCGTGTATCAGCGGTTTGTGGAGTTCGGGGAACTCCTCGTCCAGCTCCTCCAGTGTGCGCCGCTTCTTCCTCATGGCGGGGTTCTCCGGCATCGCCACGGTGACTTTCTCGCCGTTCAGGTTGAAGGTCACCTCGTTTGCGACGTAGCGCGCCTTGCCGAAGCCTTGTTTGGCGAGGTCGCCTGCGGCGGCGGTGAAGTCGCCGTGGTGGCAGAGCGTCGCGTAGATGGCGAACGGGCTGTACTTTATCTGCGGCTCGAACGGGGCGGCGTTCGACGAAAACACATAGAAGCACCCGTCCTTGAGCGTTGCGGATATGCCGCTTTTCGGGTCTTTGCCGGGGCGTGTCCAGTCTTCGTTCCGGTCTGGCCGTGTGCGGACGTACTGCCAGCCGTAGTATTTCAAGAGGGCGCGGAAGTCGCCGCGTTCGTTGTAGTCGTCGCCGGGAAACTGCTCCCAGCGGTCGTTGTCGCGGGCTTCGCCGCAAACCGCGCGAAAACCGCCCGTCTCGCCTCCGGCGGGGACGGGCGGGCAGTTTGCCGCAGGGAGTTCGTCGAGCGAACGTGCGGCGTCCAGGAGGGCTTTCCGCGCATCGGGCGGTATAACCGCGAGATTGGCGAAGTCGCCTTGCTGGAGCGTGTAGCCCTCGGTGGGAGCGCAGAGGAAGAGGCCTCCCTCGCCACGGGTCTCGATAAGCGTCTTCTCCTTGCCGTCGCGGATGCCGCGTGCCAGCTTCAGGTTGCCGTCCACCGGCTCGTCCGAGCGGTAGAACACATGGTAGCCGCCGCTCGGGGTCTGCTCGATGACGAGTTTCGCCAGGAGTTCCGTGTCTATCTTGTCCATCCACGCGGCGAAGAGCTCGCCGTGCTGGTCGAAGTCCATGCACTCCAGATTCCCGGAGACATTCCCCGAAACCACACATATCGCGTCATGCGGGTTGGAAAACCACGCCTTGACCTCGACCCTCGTCGGGAGCCGTGTCTGCCATGTTTTCCAGCCGCCTATCGAGGGACGTTTCTTCGCCTTTGCTGCGGGAAGGCACGAGAGGCCTGCGGCAAGATACGCCATTGCCGTTGCGACGGGTATTGTAGCCATGCGGCCTCCTTTACTTTTTTGTGTGGTTATGTCATCCGCTCTGTGAGCGGACGTTGTGGATTGCGTTCTGCCACGGGTCGTAGTGCCTCTCGCCCATGTTGCGGACGCCGAAGTACAGCATGGCGAACACAAGTAGGGTTCCGAACGCGAACAGGGCGGCGTACCTCGCCGCCTTGTACATTTTCTCGCGCCAGCGGATCTGCCTGTCCAGCCAAGCCCAGTATTCGTCGTCAGAACGGAATGTCATCCCAGTCTTCATCGGACAGCTCCTCTCTATTTTCGTTTGACTCGGCGAGACGCCTGTCGATGGCGTAGTCGCCGAGTTCGCAGCCCGTCACCTCGGGGTATTTCTGCCCGGAGACGAATCGGACGGTTATCTCCTTGACCTCGCGGAGCATTCCCGCGAACTCATACTCGCAGACCTCCTCCGCAGTGCGCGGCATCGGGCAGTCGGGATGCGCGTGCTCGCGCCACCATTTCTCGAACTTCCTGCGGGCGTAGCCGGTGTGTTCCGGGCAGAGCCATTCCGAGTAGTGAGTGAGGTAGTCGATGTCATACGTCACACGGACCGTCTTCGGCGAGCCGGGAGGCGCGCCGCGCTTCTCCCACACCTGGTAGATCGCGTGCTTGACCGGGAACTTCTCAATCGTAACCTCGCCCGACAGAATCGCCGCCTTCGCAGCGGTCGCCTCGTGCGCCTTGCGCTCAGGCTCCTTGCGCGGCCATTGGTAGCCGCACGTCGGGCAAAGCATGACGGGAAGGTTCACGATTGTGCGGCAATTCGGGCACTCCTTGGCGAGCGGCCCGCCTCCGCCCTTGCCGGGTTCCTTGACCTTGATCATGTCGATCGGACCGTGCCGCTCGATATTACGCCCGTAGTCCAACACAAGGCACTCGGTCTTGCCGGTCTCGGGCGACAATCGGAAGCCGCGCCCGACCATCTGCACCAGAAGCCCTGGGCTGTTCGTCGGGCGCAAAAGCGCAATCGTGTCGAGGCGCGGAATGTCCGTCCCGGTCGTCAACACGGATACATTGCAGCAGTACTTGAGCGGCGGCTTGTCCGCGAAGAGGTCGGCTTTCACCGTCTCGCCGCGAAGCCGACGGATCGTCTCCTCGCGTTCGAGGTCGGGCGTGTCGCCCGTGACGATTGCACACTCCTCGCCGGAGAACTTCGCAATCTGCGCCGCAACCTTCTTGCAGTGAGCGATTGAGGTGCAGAAGATGAGGCAAGCCTGCCTCTCCCTCGTGAGTTCCACGATCTCCTGGCAGGCGGACATCACAAGACGATCCTCGCCCATCAGCTTCTCCACGTCCTCGGCGACGAACTCGCCCGCTCGGATGTGCAAGCCCTCGGTGTCGGCCTTGACCTTGCCCGCCCTCGCGGTGATGTTCGAGATGTAGCCACGGTTGATGAGTTCCTTGACGCCGATCTCGTAGCACACCTCGTTCAGGAGGTTCTCCGGCTTGCAGATAAGCCCGCCCTGCGTCCTGTAGGGCGTTGCCGTCCAACCGACGAGGCGGACATTCGGATTTCCCTCCTTTGCGGCGTTCAGGAACGTCTGGTAGCGTCCTTCGCCGTCCGGCGGTATGAGATGGCACTCGTCTATCATGACAAGGTCGAACGGCTTGAAGAGGTCGGCCTTGTTGTAGATGGACTGGATGCCGGCAACGATGACGGGTTGCTCAACGTCTCTCGACTCCAGTCCTGCGGAGTAGACGCCGACGGGAAGGTCTGGCTGGATGGCCTTTATCTTCCCTGCGTTCTGCTCGACGAGTTCCTTGACGTGGGCGAGGATGAGAACGCGTCCATGCCATTTCACGACCGCGTCCTTGGCGACCTCGGCTATGCAGAGAGACTTGCCGCCTGCCGTCGGGATCACGACGCACGGGTTCGTGTCCTTGTCACGAAGGTGGTCGTACACGGCCTTGACCGCGTCGCTCTGGTAAGGTCTCAAGTCGTACATGGACGAGTCCTCCTTCGATGGGTCCCAGCATCTCCATGTGGAGACGCTTGACGAGTGAGTCGTCCTCCAGCACACCCGCGTTCACGAGCGAGTCCAGAAGGCACTTCAGAATGTTGTCTATGTCGCGTCTCCGTCGATCAGGCGGATAGCAGTCGATGGACAACGCGACCACCCCGGAGAACTTCTCGAAAAGCCCTCCGAGGCGGCTCACCGCCATCCGTCGGTACTTGCGACCCTCGCGGCTTATGAGGACGCAATGCCCGACGTGGCGGTAGTATCGGTTTACGCTGGGCGGCCAGGGGAGGTCGAACTCTACCGCGCCCACGGCGCGGCTCCCGCCGCCTGCGGCGACTTCTGCGCGGGCTGGGCCGTCTGCGCTGCCTTCGCCTTGTACGCCTTGATGACGTTCTTCGTTGGGTCGTTCCTGTCGAGGCCGACCGTGATGAGGAGCGGGAGGTTGTGGAGCTGAACGGTGTCGTCCAGCTCGGTCACGCCGACCGCCTTGCAGAGGCTTGCCAGCTCCTCGCGCCCGATCTGCTGCGCCTTCGCGCTGGCGTTCTCGTAGTTGATCCACGCGAACACCTTGCGTCCCTTGGCCGGACCCTCCGAGAGGATCTCGAAAGTGAGGTTGATTCCGATGCCGGTGCCCGACTTCGTGGCCCTCGTCTCCGAGTCGGTCACGACCGCCTCGTAGGTGCCGGAGGGGATTGCATCGCGGGAGGTAGTGTCGACTTCGGCCGCATTGAACTTCAGTTGTGCCATGATAGGCTCCTTTCCTGTTTTCGTTTGAGCATGAAAAAAGGGAACCCGCGCCACAAGGCACGGATTCCCCGTTTTCAAAGTCAGATTGTTGCGTTACATCTTTGATCCCGCCTTCATGCCGTCCATGAAGGCCTGCCACGAGAGTGCCATCTCGCTCGGAAGCGAGTAGCGGTTCTTCGCGTTGCAGGCGGGCGATCCGTTCGTGCGGATGATGCGCTCGCCGCCGTCAGCACCTACAGGCGCGGCCTTGCCGGTCGTCGAGTCCACACGCATTCTGCGCGTGGCGAACAGCACCGCGTCCGCCCACTCGCACACCAGCGAGTTCGCCGACTTGTGGAGGCGCGGCTGGTAGCGGTCGTAGGCGGGATGCTCCGGGTCCTCGAAGCGCTCGACCTTCGCGTGAGCGACGAGGATGACCGCCATCTGCTTCCTGGCGCGGATCTCGTTCAGGAGCTTCACGATCTCGCGCCAGTAGGTGAGCGCGTAGGTGTAGCCCTTGCCGTAGCCGCCGTCGGCCTTTTCGATGGACTTGACGCCGTAGTCGGCGCACACGCGGTCCCAGATGAGACGCTCAAGCCAGTCGAGCGAGTCGATGCACAGCGTCGCGTAGTCGTGTTCGCCGTCGCGGATTGCCTTCAGCTGCTCCACTACCTCTGCGTATGAGGTGCAGAGCGGGAACTTCGCACAGTCAATCTCGCTCAAACCATCTTCGGTCTGCACAAAGATCGGCTTCGGCGCGGAGGCGGCGAAGGTGGACTTGCCAACTCCCTCGCTGCCGTATATCATGATGCGGGGAGGCTGCTGCGCCTTGCCCGTCGTTATCGTCTCCAGCAGGTTCATCTGTTGTTCCTTTTTTTCGGGTGTATGAAAAAGGCGGACGGCAATGCACCGCCCGCCAAATTGAGTCGTGGATGGTTGATGGAGGCTACACGTCGAGAATGCGCATATCCTCCGTGCGCGTAGGCCAGAGATTCTCGCGTCGGCACTTGCGGAGTTCCGCAATCGCCCGCTCGTTCTCAAGGGCGCACGTCTCAAGGATGCCGTCGGTGAGCTTCCACACTCCGCAACGCATAGGTTCGCGCTTCTCGACCGCAATCAAATAACAGTCGGCGACAACCTCGCCGTCGCTGGCGGAGCGCAAGACCTCGCGGTAGAACGCCATCTGCTGCGGATAGCCGAAACGCCGCGCGTCGCCCTCGAAGTAGTCGAGCGTCTCGCAGGTCTTGAGGTCGCAGATGACCGGGCGTCCGTCGTAGTCTGCGCGGAACCAGTCCATACGTATCTGGCACGGCTCGTCGCAGTAATGTGTGCGAACTGTCTGTTCCGCAATGCCGTCGTCCAGCAGTTCGCGGGCGACTGGATGTGCCCAGACGCTCTCGCGGAGCTTCGACATGAATGCGAAGTCGGGACCGCTCACGACGTCCTTCGTCTGTGCCGCCGCCCATTCCTTGTACGCCTTCGTGAGCTTCCCGAACGGCTCGCCGGTCTTCGGATTGACCGGCCCGTCGCTCACCATGAACTCCTCGTCGAACTTCGAGCGTCCTTCCAAAACAAGGGTATGGACGGCGCGTCCGACTGCAAGCGCCGCCGACTCCGTCGGCTCGATCTCGCCGTTCATCTTCTTCTTGTAGAGAAGAGGCGACTTCCTGAAATCGCCAAGCAGATGGCTGGAGAGGAACTTCCCGTCCCTCGCCGCCTGGTGGTATTCGTCTGCGGGTATATCCGCGAAAAAAGCGCACTGGTTCATGTGCCGATTCCTTTCCGCCACTTTCGGTGGCTACTATCCTATACGGTAAACATGAGCATCTTCGGCGCGACAAAGATACGGAGACATTATTTTCCAAACTTTTGTGTAAAACGCGCCAAGTTTCCATCGCCCCATTGACAGATAGGGTGCGAAAATGGTATAATATCTCCAAACTTTTGTGTAAAAGGAAGCAAACCGGGAGAATTTCAATGGAGATCAAACGCGACTTCTACCTCGACAAACTCGTCTCGCTCATGTGGAACGGGCAGGTCAAGGTCATCACCGGGATAAGACGGTGCGGGAAATCGTATCTGCTCAAGACCCTGTTCCGCCGCCATCTGCTGGACAACGGAGTGCTGCCGGAGGACATCCTGACGATAGAGCTCGACGACATAAACGCCGCGAAGTACAGGAATCCGCTGGAGCTTTCCGCGTATGTGGATTCATGGATGAGCGGGGCGTCCGGCAGAAGGTATCTGTTCATAGACGAAATCCAGATGTCGGACAAGGTGCCCAACCCGCACTCCCCCGACGGGGAGAAGATAACGTTCTACGACGCGCTGAACGGATTTCTCCACATGGAGAACCTGGACGTGTACGTGACGGGCTCCAACTCGAAGATGCTGTCGTCCGACATCAAGACCGAGTTTCGCGGGCGCGGCGACGAGATACGCGTCCATCCGCTCTCCTTCGCCGAATATCTCTCGGCGGTGTCGGTTGACAAGCGCGACGCGCTGGACGACTACATGCGCTTCGGCGGCATGCCGTTCGCGCTCTCGCGCCCCGACGACGCCAGCCGCGAGGAATACCTCAAGAGGCTGTTCGACGAGGTCTATCTCAGGGACATAGTGGAGCGCAAGCGCGTCGACCGCCCGGACGTCATGTCACGCATCCTTGACTTCCTCTGCTCCTCCGTCGGCTCGCTCACGAACGCGAACAACATCGCCACGTCCCTTGCGTCCGAACAGGGCTCGTCAGCGACCGTCAAGACCGTCGCGGCGTACATCGGTCACCTTGAGGACGCGTTCCTGTTCTCAGAGGCGAAGCGGTACGACATCAAGGGCCACACGTACTTCGACTACCCGCAGAAATACTACTGCGAGGACGTGGGGCTTCGGAACGCGAGGTGCGGCTTCCGGCAGCAGGAGGAGACGCACATAATGGAGAACATCATCTACAACGAACTCGTGCGGCGCGGGTACTCCGTGGACGTCGGTGTCGTGACCTCATACGAAAAGGACTCGCAGGGCAAGACGGTGCGCAAGGTGCGCGAGATAGACTTCGTCGTGAACCGGTCGGGCGAACGTGTGTACATCCAGTCCGCATACGCCATCCAGACGGAGGAGAAGCGACTTGCGGAGCTAAAGCCGTTCTCCTTCACCGGCGACAGCTTCAGGAAGGTCGTCGTCAGGAAGGACGTAGGACGCAGGTGGTTCGACGAAAGCGGCGTCCTCAACATCAGCGTCTACGACTTCCTGCTAGACCCCTCGGCAATCTGAAGGGAGGGAACGGCATGAATACAATCGGAAGGAGGTCGATATGACTGGCGGTCTGGTTCAGATGATAATGCTCCTCAACTCGCGCGAAATGGCCGTCGAGCTGTTCGATGCCTATGCGCCGAGCCTCAAGGTGTCCGAAATGGACCTCGGACGGAACGCACGGGAGCGAGCGGAGATACTGTTCGCGCGGCTAGACAAATTCGCCGACGAAAACCCACAGGAACACGGCGCGCTCTTCCGCACCCTGAACACGATAGCGGCGGTCAACAGCGACAACACGAACTACAGGACCATCACCGACTTCCTCGACCACCACTATGCGCTGAAGAAGGTGTACAATTCGCTTCAATACGCAAAGATGTTCGACAAGCGCCGCCCGCTTGCGATGATGGCCGCGTTCGTCGCGATCCGCACCAAGTCTGGCGAGGGGAACGAACGGGAGGACGCCAATAAGCTGTGGGAAACGCTCCGAATCGCCGCCTCGAAGGTCGAGCAGGGAACGTTCATACACAAGAACATCACTCCGCCCTCGTTCGACAGAGCCCAGATGTCCAGAGGCCTCCAGACGTTCCGCGACGAACTGGAGAAGTACATCCGCACGACCCACCAGCACAAGAACTACATTGCGTTCGTCATACCGTCGGTAACCACCGAGGGGTACGTGCGGTACTACGTGAACACATCCCCGCCGGAGAGGGACGTCCTGAAGGTGCAGGGAGACCAGGCGGTCATAGGCGTAGACACGAACATGACGGGGTTTGAGATCCGCCATTTCTACGCCAGGGACAAGGCTTGGATATCGGAGACCAAGTCCGGCGATCCCGAACACATACTCGACCTGTTCCTGAAGTACGTCCTCGGGTCGGAGGTCGAGAAGCAAAAGCGCCGGCACTGCGAACACCGGCTTCCGCTGTTCAAGTACCCAGACCGTTTCGCGGAGCAGATAACCCTGCCCGAAAGCAGCAGGAAGGCAGGCGAAAAGGTGTGGATTTCCGAAATGGAGATTCAGGTCGCCGACAACCCGGCCAGCGAGGATTTCAAGCTGAAGCCAGATGGCGAGGGCGAGTACACGCCGACCGTCTTCAAAGGCTCGGACGCCCTGCCGATCCACGACCAGATCGCGAAACAGCTCAAGGAACGCTTCGACCCCAAGGACTGGACTGTCCTCCGTGTCGAGCTGAAGGCGCGCCTGCATCCCCACAGCTACGACGAAAACAACGACTGCATCGGCGAGACTTCCGACTTCGCCGAGGTCACGTTCCCGATTAAGCCCGGTGGATGCACGCCACGCCTCGAAAACAAGCACAAGAACGACCGCGAGCTGAGGATGAAGGCTTTGAGCCTCCGCGCCCGCTGGAAGCTGGACGGTCTCAGCGACCAGGCGTATGCATTCCTTACAGAAAAGGAGCGCAATGGAGAAGTCTGACGTTTTCGTCCTCTGCCCTCGCCACGGCACGGCCTGTGACATAGACACCTGCCCGCGCTTCCTGCAGAACGCAGAAGTCCTCTCGTCCTCGGACGGCAAGCGCACCGCCAGCGGATTCTGCCTTGAGAGAGGAAGCCGCTACATAACGGACGTGCCGGCGGAGTGCATCCTCGACCGCAACGACGCAGCGACGCTCATGCTGAAGGAGAAGGATGCGCGTAACGAATCCGAGAAGCTGTCGCGCATCCGAAGTCTTGTGGAACTGAGCGTCTTCTGCGCCGACAGGCACAAGACCGATGCCGAAGAGTCCGAGCCCTGGCCGTTCTTCATAGACTTGATATCGAGCACACTTGAAGATGCCGCCGCCGAACTGGAAAGAGGCGGAACGCCTGTCTCGAACGGCATTGCGCAGCAATGGGAAAGAGCCGTCCCCGAGATACTGTCATTCGACGACGACACCTGCGACTACCACATAGACGACAAGCCTGACTGGCGCAACGACACAATGGAACAGACCCTCCCGAACGGGGAACGCGTCTTCGTGACATGCCATCACGGACCGCACCGGCTTGGAGCCAGCATTGAGCGAGCGAGGAAGTCCACGCTGGTATACCTCGAAAAGGGAGCCGAGGCGGCAGTCCAAAGGGGCTCCTGTGCAAAAGACCTTTGGCTCAAGGCACTTAGCTGCTACAAGAGGGCGGATGGGAGATGGACGCTCCGCGAGAGCCGCCCGATATTGGACGCAATGGCGGATGCGATGGTCGAGGCAGTGTCCTTGATGGCGGCTGAACGTTCCATAGATGGAAGCACGCGTTGCGGCAAGCGTGAAAACAAGTTGCTGCCGGCGTTGAAAAGCCTTGCAGCCGTCGTGGATGCCGCCTGCAGCAACTCGCAGAAAGGCGAATTCCTGTTCACCCAACCACAATACGCGAAATTTGTCAGGGAGTTGTGGAAAGGTCAGGCTTCGTCAGACTATGCAGTTGCGCGCTGCGACTCGGCAGAAGTCGCCGAGCTGTGGTACGCCATAAGGACCAATCTGATCGCATACGCAAAAAGCATGCGGCCAGTCCCGACGAAAATCGTGCGCGACCTTTCATCGGAGTCCTGCTGGCTTCTGTTCCCGAAGTTCGTCGGCGTGGATGACCAGCCGCACGTTCTAGACGTGAAGACATTGAAAGAACTACTTGCCACGCTGAACATTGCAGACGCACCGAGAAGATGCATAAAGCCGAAGAAGCCCAGGGCAGCGACCGTCAAAACCGACATTCAGCCCACGACAGTAGATATCGCCGCGCTGCCCCTCAGGGCGTATCGGTTCGCAATGACAAGGGACTACAAAACCATCGCCGTCGACGAGCAGGTTGTCCCAGGATGCGCTACGGAACCATACATCAACCTCAAGCCATCCGCCGCAAAAGTCATCAAGACCCTCATTGCGGCGGCAGGAAAGAAAAAGAGCGAAGGTTGGGTGAGACCGCCAAAGGGAGAGAACTGGCGAGGAGTATTCCAGCGAAAGCCCTACACGCGGTTCCGCGACGAGCAACTCCAGATAGAGCGCCGCAACGACGGCTTGTTCTACTGGCGAATAATCCCAAACGAACTCTACCGGGAACATTACTGTAAAACACATTCACGCAATCCGCTGTTCTGACGTGTAACGCTTTACACATGGAATGACGCGCGTAGCCCTTTGGCTACGCGCTTTTTTGCATATTGAGGCAATCCGCTTTTGCAATTTTTGCAATTGTCTTTACACATCTTTTACTGAAACCATATAGCCAACTTTCGAGGAGGACCATAGTTCTCCGACACAGTGTTGGCGACGCCTCGAAAGCCACCGGAAAATCCGGGGAAGAACAGGCAAAATGGTTACAGAAGAAAGAACAGGCGGCATTGTCGACATCCTCCAGGCGGCAAAGGAGGTGGCGGCATGACGTGGCCCATGTACGAACTTGCGGCGAAGCTGAACTTCGTCGGCAAGAAGGACGAGTACAAGACGATACGGGTTCGTGAGCGTACGGTTCTGCGCCACGGCTCAGGGGTGAAGGTTCTGCGCGACGAGGTAGTCGAGCGTTCCTGCAGGATATTCAAGGGAAAGGCGGTGCTTGTATGACGCCTGCTGTCCCTCCATCGATCAGGCGTGCGTGGCACCAGAGGAGGCTCCGGCTGTCGGCCGACTTCCCTGACCGCGTCATCGTCTCAGCGGCGCGGCGCTTCATCCCGGCTCCGCAAAGAGCCTTGGATGGCCGTCACAGATGCAAGCGACCCGCCGTGTGGGTGTCGTCATACGAGGACAATGGGCAGAGGATCATTCTGCATCCCTACCGCGAGCTCTACGACGATCCGGCCAACGGCATAAGGGAACTCTCAGACTGGTATCTCCTCTTCGGGTGCGTTCGCAAGACCGCCAAACGAGACCAGTCGAAGAGATGGTGGCTTCAGAAGCCGGAGGAGAAGCTCTCGCCGGAGGAGGAGGCGCGAAAGCGGCGCGAACTCGCCAAGAAGCTCTTTCCCCTTGTGAAGAAGCCGGTGAGGAAGATGCTCTTCTCAGAGGAAGTCCAGAAGGAGCTGACTCAGACGTTCGACTGCATGACGCAGACCGCGATACGCGAAGGCCGCATCCAGGACTGCAAGGCAGACCGGGATGACTACCAGCGCACACTCCAGTACGTCTGCTGGTCCCTCGCGTCGAAGTACGACGAGAACAGACCCGGAAACGAGGGGCGGTCTCCTGCATCGCTCGTCACGTTCATAAAAGGCGCACTTGGCACGAAGGTGCTGGACATGAAGCGTTCGCGGTATGCGCTCAAACGCCTCGGCGACGTGTTCACCGTTTCGATACACGCCGAAGCGTCATCCGGGGAGTCCGATTCCGAAGAGTACATCATGCACCTCGACGAACTCGCCGAGGACGGGCGGCAGAGCGTAAGGGAATGCGACGAGAACATGGACATCCAGTCTCTCAGGGCGTACCTCGCGTCTCCCAAGGGCAAGGCATACGAAAAGGCGTTCAACCTACTCTTCCTTGACGGACTGAGCATAGAGGACGCCGCCAAGGAGATGGGAATCTCCTATTCGGCGTTCAAGTTCAACATGCTGCGCCCCCTGCGTGAAATATGCAGGCACTTCGGCTTCGCGCCTAAGTCGAAACAATGCAAAACGGAGTAAAAACAATGAAAAATAGTGAAATACCCCGTTGCTATTCTCCCGTCATTACGGCATCATATCGGTCGAAAAACATGAAAGGCGAAATGGAAGACGACATTCGACATGAGATCGACCGACTCGCAGCGCTCGACCACGAGGCGCTGAAGATGGAATATCTCTCCCGTTTCGGCGGTACGGCGACCTTCGGCGACGTTTTCATGCGCCGCCGCCTTGCGCAGCAAATCCAGGAGGATCGGCTCGGCGGCCTCACCGCCACGGAAATCGAACTGCTCGCGCGGGTCGCCCGCAAGGACGGACGCGCAAACCCACGCGCCACGCGGAAGGCGAACCCCGCCGTGCGCGGCGTCACCTACACTCGGATGTACAAGGGACGCCTCGTCGCCGTGACGGCAGCGGGACATGGGCAGTTCGAGTACGAAGGACAGCTCTATCCGTCCCTTACGGCCTGCGTCAAGGCAATCACGGGGACTCACTACTCTGGACGCAAGTTCTTTGGGCTTGGAGGCGAGCCATGCAGCAGGTGACACGGTGCGCAATCTACACGCGCAAGAGCGTGGAGGAGGGGCTGGAACAGGAGTTCAACACGCTTGACGCCCAGCGGATGGCTTGCGAGGCTTATATCGCCGCTAAGCGTCTCGAAGGCTGGATGTGCCTTCCCGACCGCTACGACGACGGCGGCTATTCCGGCGGCAACTTGAAGCGCCCTGCGTTCCAGAGGCTGATGGACGATGTCCGCGCCGGCTCTGTGGACATGATAGTCTGCTACAAGATCGACCGACTCTCCCGCTCGCTCCTGGACTTTACGCAGGTCTTCAACGAGCTGGAGAAGCACCACGTCTCGTTCTCGTGTGTCACGCAGGAGCTGAACACCTCGACCTCGATGGGGAGGATGTGCATGAACCTCCTCATGACATTCGCGCAGTTCGAGCGGGAGCTTGCATCAGAACGCACGTCGGACAAGATGGCGGCGACGAGGCGCAAGGGATTCTGGCCGGGTGGGACGGTGCCATACGGCTACAAGCGTATCGAAAAGCGGCTCGTCGTCGATCCTGACACGGCTCCGAACGTCGTAAAGATCTTCGAGTGGTATCTCGAACTCGGAACGCCAAAGCTCGTCGCCAAGCGTCTCACCGAGAACGGCATACTCCGTTTCCCTGAGAGGAACAAGCCGTTCGACACGGTAATGGTCGCGACAGCGCTCCGCAACTGCGTCTACATCGGGCGTGTCCCGTTGAAGAACGAGTCCTTCAAGGGAATACACGAACCAATCATCGACATGGAGTTGTGGGACAAGGTGGCGGCTCGGCTGAAGACCGTCGAGTTCAAACCGAGGACGGAGCGGCGCGCAACCTCTCCGGCGCTGCTGACCGGCCTTCTCCGCTGCGGGCATTGCGGCGACGCGCTCTCCTACACCTGGACTGGCAAGAACCGTAGCGGGCAAATCCGCTACGGATACTACACTTGCCGAAAGGACATGAGGCGAGGAGTCTCGACCTGCTCGGTAAAGTCCGTCCCGGCGCAACTTATCGAACCACTTGTCGAGTCCGAGGCGGTCGCGTTCCTGAAGACCCCGACAATGCTCCGCGCCCTCGCGGGGCAACGCCACATCTCTCCTTTCGAGATGCGGAGGCAGCTCGACTCGCCGGAGGAGTTCTGGATGTCCCTGACGCCGGTCGCCAAGCGCGAACTGCTCTCAAGCATCATAGAAACCGTGACGGTCTACGAATCGTCCGTCGACATAAAGTTTAAGGTAAAGGGCGACAAACGCCTCATGGAGGAGTTCAAGAATGAACATCATGGAAACTGAAGACGGGAACGTCCTAGTATCGATTCCGATCCGCTTTCAGACCGTCTGCGGACGCAGGCGGCTCGTCGTCGTCGGGCAAGGCGAGGTGAACGACATCGACCTTGACGAATCGGGGACGCTCATACGATTGTTCGCCCGCGCACGGGAATGGACACGGCTTCTCGAAAGCGGGGCGTTCGCCGACGTGAAGGAGCTTGCGGAGGGGTTGAAGATGGACCGACCATACGTGGTTCGCGTCCTCCGCCTCGCCAATCTTTCGCCGAAGATACTCCGTGCGGTCATAGCCAAGGAACTCCCGGACGATTTCTCGACCGAGCGGCTCTTCAACATCAAGAGCGACCTCTGGAGCGAACAAGAGAGGGAGATAGGCCTCGCATAG